GGTTTCATATCGAAGGGAAGGTGGATCTGATGCGTGATTACGGCCAGGTAAGCCCACAGTTTTGGATTGGGGAAACCGGCAAACTATTGCGCGGAGATCCGGCTGCTCAGGTGCTTGCGATCTACCTCATGACCAGTCCGCATTCGACCATGACTGGCGTTTTTCATTGCCCACTTTTGTACATGGCTCACGAGACTGGGCTTGGTATGGAAGGGGCTTCCAAGGCCCTTGCAAGGCTCTTCGAAGTGGGTTTTTGTGAGTATGACGAGGCTTCGGAGTGTGTTTTTGTTGTTCGGATGGCTGCTTACCAGATCGCGGAGTCATTGAAGCCAGGAGACAACCGCATTTTGGGTCTTAAAAAAGAGATCGCAAAGATGACTGTTTCACTCTTGCGGGACCGGTTTTTAGCGGTGTATGGCCAGCCCTTTGGACTGGTCGAAAAGCCTCAAAAAGATAAGCCCCTCGGAAGCCCCTCTGAAGCCCCTGCCAAGCCAAGAACAGGAACAGGAACAGGAACAGGAGGGGAGGGGCTTGAGCCCCCCCTTGATCCGCCCCCTGACCCAAAACCCGAAAAACCAAAACCCGGTGCGTCGATGGCAGGAGCTGTGTGCGTTGCGTTGAAGTCCATCGGCATGCCAAACGTCAATCCATCGAATCCAACGTTGATCGATTTGATCGACAAGGGTGCAGACATCGGGGTTTTTGTTGACGTCGGGAAGGAGTGCGTTCAGGCAAAAAAGCCTTTTGCATACCTGCTGGCGACAGTCAAAGGCCGAATGGCCGACATCGATGCGCTTGCCGCAAACGCGGTGAGCCGCAGCCAGCCACGAGTCGGTGGCGTTTTACCAGGAGCAATTTGATGCGAGGCCACGAACCCCTGATCGCCATGCGCAAAGCTGGCAAATCGCCAAAGATGGTTTTTTTAAACGACTTTGCCTGCGAAGAGTCGCGCGACTGGCAGAACCCGGGCGAGAAGTTTGGACAGACTTGGGCGCCGGATCACGCCACGGTCAGCACTGACGGAGATTCGCTGGCCAGCATTGACTTGAGGTTTTTAGTGGGTTTGACGGTAAGCATCAGCAGCGCAAGCGAAACCCGTGCAAAGGCGTTGTTTGAAAAAGCGAAGAAGTCCGGCGCAAAAACCGTGGCAGCTTGCCATTTTGTCAAACACTCCAACCGCATCGAGTCGAAGTGGGACGAGGTTTATCACGCGCCGGAGCTCGTCAATGCCTGAATTCATTGATGACACGATTGACTTTGCGCAGTACATGCGCGAGACCGACGCCATGGCGAAGGTCAAACCAGCTGCCGACTTTGTTCAGGATGCTAAAGAACGTTTGCGCAACCGATCAAAAACAAAGCGCACATTTTTGCCTTGGCCCAAATGCAACGATTCCTTTGATTTTCGCCGCGGTGAAGTGACCGTGTGGGCTGGACAGAATGGCCATGGAAAAACCGACTTAACCACGCAAATAGCTTTGTCGCTGATTGGTCAGGGTGAAAAAGTATGCGTTGCTTCGTTTGAGATGAAGCCTGTCACCACGATCGGCCGCATGGTTCGCATGTATGCCGGCACAAACCCTTTTTCTTCGGAGTACCAAGGCAGTGAAGGCCTGAAGCTTTTGGACGCTCTATACGACGAATTTGGTCAGTGGACAACTAAACGGTTGTGGCTGTACGACCAGACCGGAACAGCGTTCCCTGAGACCGTTTTAGGCATGGTGAAGTATTGCGCCAATGAGCTGGGAATCACTCATATTTTTATCGACAGCCTCATGAAGTGCGTTCGCGCCGAGGATGACTACAACGGGCAAAAGCACTTTGTCGACCAGCTGTGCGCCATTGCGAAGGATTGCGACATTCATGTGCACCTGGTTCACCACTTGAAAAAGCCAAGCAAGGAGGGCGATATGCCCGACAAGCACGACACCAAGGGCAGTGGATCCATCACTGACCAGGTGGACAACCTTTTCATGGTTTGGCGCAACAAGCCCAAAGAAGATGAAGCAAAAGCCCACGGTAATCGCAGCAATAAGCAAACCGAACCCGATTGCTATTTGCTTTGCCGTAAGCAGCGCAATTACGAGGGCAGCATGGAAGGTGAGCCGACGATCAGCTTGTGGCGTCACCGTTACGCTGGAAATTTTGTGGCAGCGCCTGGCGATCGCGCGCAATTCTTTGTGAATTACCCGCATGTCGAGTCAATGTGATGAACACGAACTCACCGAACGTGACAAAGCATTTCGGCAAAGCGTCATTGATCATTGCGCCTGGATCGCAACCTTCGACCTCGATTACGCCAAATGGGCTTACAGGCATTACCGGGAGCTGCTTCCATGGCTGAAGCTTTAAGCCAATACGCGCTGCAAACGTACTTCGTCGATCCGGATCAGGCGAAGGCCTGCATCAACCAACAGATCGCGCCTTTTTGTAAAGCCATGTGGGCCAATGGTGAAGGCAGGCTGACCGTTACGGTAGAGCCCGAAGTCGACGCAAAGACCGTCCAGCAGGGAAGATTTCTTTGGGGCGTTGTGTACCAGGAGATCGCACACCAGGCAAAGGTCGGAGGGGTTTTGTACACCGCTGAGGCATGGCACCAGCTGATGAAGCGGCTTCATTTGCCGCGCAAAAAAACAAAAACCTACGTGGCCGGTAAAAAGCGCCCGGTGGTTTCCACCACGATCGGAACCACTAAAGGTTTGTCGGTCAAAAAAATGAGCGCATACATCGAGGCCGTGATTGCCTATGCGGTCACAGAGTTGGGTGTGCAGTTCAGCTCGACCAGGTGGGAAGACTACCGATGAATGTCACGCAGATCAAACCCAAGACCTGCAAACATTGCGGAACGACGTTTTACCCAGCTCGAATGATGCAGCGCGTGTGCAGCCCGGTCTGCGCTGGCCGGCTGGTCAAGGCGGAAAAGAAAGAAGTCATCCAGCAAACCCGCGCGCAGCGGGAGGCACTCAAGACCATTCCAGACCTCAAAAAGGAAGCACAGCATGCATTCAACGCCTTCATTCGTGCACGAGATCGGGAAAAACCATGCATCTGCTGCGGACAAAGTTTGTCCAACGGCGCAACCGGTGGTCATTTTGACGCTGGCCACTACCGATCGACTGGTAGTGCCGATCACCTCAGATTTCATGAAGACAATTGCCATGGCCAACGCAAACAATGCAATCGATACGGAGCCGGAAGAGCAGTGGATTACCGGCAGGGGCTTATTCAGCGGATCGGCCTGGAACGGGTCGAAGCTTTAGAAACCAACAACACGACCAGTAAGTGGACAGCTGAGCGCCTGCGCGAGATCAAAACCCTCTACAAGCAAAAACTTAAGGAATTGAAATGAAGATTGCCGAACGTTATGCATCAGCTCGCAATACTTCAAACCTTAAGATGAGGTCCGAAACTACAGTGGCCCCCATCGATGTCCTGACGGCTGCCGGTTGGGCCGGGCAGGCATCGCCCGAGGCTTTGATGTTGTGGGAGGTGACGTTCAAGGGTAAGACCAGCTCCAAACTTGCATTGGTCGAGATGCTGGAAAAGAAGCTGGCCAGCGAGATGATTCGTCAGCGGTGGAAGGGCAACCCCCGGCTAATTGCGCAGGAAGTCTTTGCCTGGTCTTTGAACGGTGTGTGCAAACCCTGCAATGGCCGCGGTTACGAGCTGGTGGTGGGAACGCCGTCACTTTCCGACAAATTGTGCAAACACTGCCACGGAACGGCCAAAGTCCGCCTTCCCCGATCGGACGCGCATGACTGGCTGTCCGCATACATTGACCGCTTGATTTCGCAGGCCGCAGGAAAAGTGATGCGCAAGCTTGCAATTGACATGGAGCTGTGATTTAATTCACGGTGAAGACAAAGACCGGGTGTTCCGGCCACAATAAAAAATTCTCAAAAGCAGCCGATTGAATAGCTGCGTCCATACAAAGCGCCCTAGAGGCGCTTTTTGCATTTCCCAAATAAATTCGAGCCAGCAAAGTGCGTCAACACTGTGCCAGCTCTAACCATGTACTGTTAAGGAGTATCAATGGCTAAGCCGATTCTATCTGTCGACTATCTACGATCAGTTTTAAATTACGAACCCGAAACTGGAAAATTTACGTGGATTAAAGTCATTGGAAAGAAAACCAAAATTGGATGTGTCGCCGGGTTTGTGAATGAACGCGGTTACGTAATGATTGGATTGGCAAAAGCGCAATATTTTGCTCATAGGCTGGCATGGCTTTATGTTCATGGAACCGAACCAACAGTCGAGATCGACCATATAAATGGCGACAAGCAAGACAATCGTTTAAGTAATTTGCGAGATGTTTTGCACCGGATCAATTGCCAAAACCATAGAAAAGCGTCAAAAAACAATGCGACCGGTTTGCTCGGAGTAATGAAAATGCCAAACGGCAATTATTCGAGTTGCATTAAGAACATGGGGAAAACAATCCATCTTGGCATTTGGAATAATAAAGAACAAGCGCACGAAATTTATTTGCAAGCTAAACGCAAATTACACGAAGGCTGCGTTATTTAATTTTTTGCTTTTTGCCCGCAGTCACTCCACCATCCACGCTATACGCCAGAGGGATTGCACTGTCGGGCGCCTTACCCCAAACCAGCCCGTTTGACCTTCGGGCCAGCACATCGGGATTCTTCATACCCCGCACCGTGCAATAGGACTGGCCTTTAGCTGATGGGCAAATCAGCTTAGCTCCAGCGATACACCCCATCAGGCCCGCTTGTCACCTCCCGAGCAGCCTGGTGGGGAGCTGGACCCCTCGACTCCACCCTTTGGGAAGTCACCATCATGAAAAAAACAGGAGCGCCCTCAAAGTACACGCTTGCTCTGGCTGATCGAATCTGCAAAGAACTGGCAAAAGGCACACCTTTGCGCACGATTTGCAAGCAACCCGGAATGCCTCACTATGCGACAGTCAGGCGCTGGGAAGTGGATAACGCGAGCTTCCGCGCACTCTCCACGCGCGCGCGCGAGACCGGCTGCCACGCTATTGCAGACGAGTGCCTGGAAATCGCGGACGATGCAACCAACGACTGGATGCTTGACAACAACCCAGACAACCCGGGTTTCAAGCTCAACGGTGAACACGTCCAGCGCTCCAAATTGCGCATCGAGACTCGGATGCGATTGCTGGGCAAATGGTTGCCCAAGGTATACGGCGACAAGATCGACGCCAATTTGAACCACTCCGGTGGCATAACGGTAAACATCAAGCAGTTCTAATGGAAATTGATCTTCCCAACGGCTGGACGCCAAGGGGATACCAGCTTCCAGCATGGCGATACATGCAAAACGGTGGCCGGCATGCCGAATTGGTGTGGCATCGGCGCTCAGGCAAGGATGAAATCGCGCTGCACATGACGGCCTGTAAGGCCATGCAGCGGGTTGCGGGTTATTGGCACATGCTGCCTCAAGCCACACAAGCTAGAAAAGCAATTTGGGACGCGGTGAATCCGCATACCGGTCGCAAACGGATTGATGAAGCATTTCCGCTTGAGCTGCGCAAAACAACGCGCGGTCATGAAATGCAGATTGAGTTTTTGAACGGAAGCACGTGGCAGGTTGTTGGATCTGACAACTTCAACAGTTTGGTCGGATCGACTCCGGCCGGGATTGTTTATTCTGAGTGGGCATTGTCCAATCCGGCTGCGCGCGGTTACCTTCGCCCGATCCTGGCGGAGAACGGCGGCTGGCAGATGTTCATCACCACGCCGCGTGGCAAGAACCATGCCCATAAAACATTAGAGGCCGCTAAAAAAACGCCGGGCGCTTTTGCTCAGGTGTTGAGTGCTTTTGATACCGGGGTTTTTACATCAGAAGCGCTGGCGCTTGAAAAGCAGGCTTACATCGATGAATTTGGCCCGGACATGGGTGCATCGATGTTTGACCAGGAATATGGCTGCAGTTTTGATGCGGCAATTCTGGGCGCTGTGCTTGGCAGGTGGATGACGCGGGCCAGGTCAGCCGGCAGGATAGTAGAAGGTGGTCTGTTCAATCCTGATGGAGCGCCAGTTTGGGTTAGCTCGGACTTGGGATTTAGGGACACGGCGTCCTGGTGGTTCTGGCAGCCGACGCTTAAGGGATTCAACCTGGTGGGCTATTTGGGCCGATCGGGAATGGATGCAGACGAGTGGTGTACGGAGATCGAGGACTACTTGGCGGCCCGGGGTATGCGCTTGGGCAAGGTATGGCTTCCCCACGATGCAAAGAACAAGTCGTTTGCCACCAAACATTCGCCTCTTGAAACGTTTCTAAAACGTCTGGGCAATGACCATGTGCGCATGGTGCCGGTTACGTCGATCCCTGACCGGATCAATGCGGCGCGTCGGGTAATTGAGACCTGCACTTTTGACGAAGGCGAATGCGCGGACGGTGTAAGCGCGTTGGCCAGCTGGCGTTTTGAGTACGACCCGGAAACTCGAACCATGAGCCGCGAACCGGTTCACGACTGGGCAAGTCACCCGGGCGATGCATTCAGCTATGGCTGCCAAATGATGGAGCTGGAAAAGCCAAGCGCCAAAGACAAGCCGGAACCCAAGTTCCTGCACAACATGCAATTTAAAGACCTGCCGTGGAACACCACGCAGGCAGTCACAGAAAGCGATGGATTCTGATATGTCCAAAGGTAACCTCCAAAACGGCAGCTACACCCCCATGACCGCGGGCTCCACAGCCACGATCAAAGGCAGTGAGGGTGCGCTGCTTGGCTTTCTTGGCACAGTGGCCGGAACTGCGACGATCTACGACAACACTACAGCCAGTGGCACGGTGATCGTTACTGCATTGCCAATCGCTACAGGCTGGAACAACATTCCCGTCGCTTTTGCCACCGGCTGCACCATTGCTTTGACTACTGCCGCAGGAACAGCCGTCTGGGTATGACCGACGCATTGGAAGCACTGCCGGAAGCTGGCGCGGTCTCGGACGACCAGCCGCAGACGCAACTGGCGCCCGCTGCGCTGCAAAAGCGCTGGGTCATGGAGATCGAGCGCTATGAGCGCAAGGCCCAGCAGTTTGACAAGCGCGGCAAGCTGATCATTCAGCGTTTTACGGCAGAGAAAAAGGACGAGAACGCCAAGACCACCACGTTCAATGTGATGTGGTCGAACATCCAGACGCTCAAGCCTGCGCTGTATTCCAAAGACCCCACGCCCGAAGTCGAGCGCCGGTTTAAGGACAAAGACCCGGTGGGCTTGATGGCGTCCGAAGTGTTGGAGCGCAGCTGCACCAACCTTTTGGCCATGCAGAAGTTCGGCGACACTATCCGCCTGGCTGTGCTGGACAGGCTTTTGCCTGGTCGCGGAATTATGTGGGTGCGCTACCTGCCGCACTTTCGCAAAGTTAAGGGTGAAGATCCAAACTCTGAAGACGCCGGCGCACAGATCCAGACGCCCGGCCAAGTTGCTCGGGTCCAAGCGCCGGAAGGTCAACAGACCAGCCTGACCGATGACGCGCCCGAGGACATCGAGGAAGTAGAGTGGGAAGAGGTCAAATTTGACTTTGTGCCGTGGACGGACTTTGGCCACACGGTCGCCAGGACGTGGGAAGAGTGCGACGGTATCTGGCGCATTGCCTATCTTGACCGCCAAGAAGTTCGCAAGCGTTTTGGCAACGAAATCGCTGCAGCACTACAGTACGACCAAAAGCCTGACGGACTGGACAAGGATTCGGAAGGTCAGGACGGCCTGTCCAAGGCCAAGATTTACGAGATCTGGGACAAGCGCACTAAGCGCGTGATTCGCCTGAACAAGGCCCATCCAACACCGTTGGAAGTGCAGGACGATCCGCTCGGGCTGGACAGCTTCTGGCCCATTCCTCTGCCTTTGCAGGCCACGACCAGCAGCAAGTCGATCATCCCGACGGCTGACTACATCATGTGGCAGGACCAGGCGAAGGAACTGGATCGCTTGAGCCAGCGGATCACGATGTTGACCCGGGCGCTCAAGGTTGTGGGTGTGTATGACAGCTCCGTCCAGGCGCTTGGCCAGTTGCTCAGCGGTGGATCGGAAAACCTGCTGGTGCCGGTTGATTCGTTTGCCGCGTTCGCAGAAAAAGGCGGCTTGAAGGGTTCGGTTGAGCTCTTGGATGTGTCAGCAGTCGCTGAAATCCTGCTCAAACTGTACGAGGCCCGGGACAAGGTCAAGGCAGACATTTACGAGATTTCGGGTTTATCCGATCTTCTGCGTGGTGCAAGCGATCCAGAAGAGACCGCAGCCGCACAGAAGATCAAGGCAAGTTACGCCAGCGTGCGTCTGAAAGACATGCAGCGCGAAGTGCAGGTATTTGCGCGCGAGGCAATCAAGATCGCCGCAGAGATTGTTTGCGGTCAGTTCGGACTGGAGACCATCCAGCAGCTGAGCGGTATCAAGCTGTTGACCAATGCAGAAAAGCAGCAGCTGCAAAGCCAAATGCAAGCGGTTCAGCAGTACAACCAGCATGCACAGGCTCTGACGGCGCAGCATCAGCAGCAAATGGCCCAGCAGCAGCCACAGCAAGCACCTCAGCAGCCCGGCCAGCCGCCGCAACTTCAACAACCTGCGCCACAGCAGCCTCCGTTCAATCCGGCGATGTTGCTCGGGCCTCCGCCGCCTGCGCCCGATCCGCAAGCGTTGAAGTTGCTGGACAAGCCGTCATGGGAAGACGTGGTTGGGTTGTTGCGCGACCGCCCGACGCGGAATTTCCGCATCGACATTGAGACCGATTCGACCATTGCGCAGGACGAGCGCATGGAGCAGGAAGCACGTCTGGGCTTTGCCAAGATGGTGGGAGAACTGCTGCAAGCTGCAGAGACCGGAATTCAGGCCATGCCCGAGATGGCCACGGCAATCGCTGAGACGTTCATGTTTGTGCTTCGGTCGTACAAAATTGGCCGGCCTACAGAAACAGCGTTCCAGGAAGCCATGGACAAGTTGGTTGCCAAGGCTTCGCAGCCCCAACCACCCAAGCCCGATCCGGAGCAAGTCAAAGCGCAGGCCGCAATTGGTCAGATTCAGGCCAAAGCACAGGCCGACGCAACCGCGAATCAGCAACGTGTTCAGGCTGACATTGCGCTGGACAACCAAAAAATGGCAAACGCCAAGGAGCTGGAGCAGTTCAAGGCAGAGCAGGCCATGCGCGTTGAGGCGTTCAAACAGCAAGCACAGGCCCAACAGAACACGCAACAAAACCAGATCGAGGCCCAGCGCGCGGATCAGGACGCCGCCAACGATGCTCGCCTGGAACAAATGCGAATGGCGTTCGATGCGCATGCCAAGTCGGTGGATCAGCAGATCGCCATACTCATTGCGCACCTGAACAACATGGCAAAAGTCGAAGTCGCCGAGATCGGCGCACAAACCACATTGGATGCAGCTCAGATAAGCGCTGCAAAGCAAGGGGATATAGATGGCTCTTGAACTGACACCACCACCGGACAAAATGAAAGCCGCAGGGATTGGCGTTGCACCTCCCATGCTTAGTGCTTTTGATGATGGAGTAACCAAAGACCCGATCAAAGTCTATCCGGCAAACTACCACGCTACCTATTCCACCGACTCCTCCGGCAACTTGACGCTTGTTGCGCCGACTGGTGCGGCAGTTCGGAGTTTGCAATCCCCTGTTATCCAAAATCGTCAACAACGCATTGCAGGTTGGAAAAAGCAACCTAAATTAGTTGCGCCATTGTGGACAGCAACCACGGTTTACCCGATTGTTACTGGCGGAACATGGGTAACTGGAAACGTTGTTCAACTTGCTAACGGCGCACACCTTGAACTTATTTCGGGTGGAACCTCTGGCTCAACAATGCCTGTTGTCAGCCAAACAACACCAGCAGGCAGGCCGATCACGGACGGAACAGTTACTTGGCGCGTCACGCACTGGGAAAAATTGGCAAGTGATGCTAATGCCCCAATCATCACAAAAGGAACTTCTCCTGCGGCGCTAGGATTGACCACCGCATGGAACGCAACGTTTTTGTCTCCTGCGACTGGAAAAGGCATTTATCCGGTTGCTTATAACTCGACACTTAATGGATTTACGTTTGCGATTGGAAACACGTCCTTCGGTGGAGGTGCTACCGCACAAGCAAATGCAGCAGGATTTACCGGCGATTCATTTGCATACGATCAAACATTGGCTGCATACGAGTTTTATGTTACTGACACTTGCATTGGAATTTCAAATCACAACGGCAACATCCAAACGGTTATAGAAGTTGATGGGCAACTTTTGCAATGTGACCCACATCAAACTTATGGAATTAACGGATACACCGTAAAGTTTGACTTTGGAATCATGGCAAAGCGAAAAGTTCGCATTATCAATAGTGGTATTGAAAACATATCAATTACAACAAACGGACGAGTTGAGGCTGGAACATCTGCAAGTTTTGACAGTTGCTTGATTCTTGGAGATTCATATTGGAATACTGGCCCACAAAATAATGGGTTTTGGAATCTCGCGGGAATTATGGGTTACGAATTGGGGTTTGATTCAATTGTCCCTATGAACGTTGGTGGTTCGGGATACAACACTGCTAACGCAAATACATATAACCCGCTTGCAGTTGTCACAAATGCTAACAACGTCAATTTAATTACCAATTACTACAAACCTGGTCACGTTGTAATAGGTGCTGGATTTAATGACACTGACGGCGCAGCGTTGGGTGCAGCCATGTTGACAACATGGAAGGCAATTCGTGCTTTGTTGCCTTATGCAAAAATTTCAGTAGTTGATTGCTGGGCCGGTTCGTCGGGTCCTGATGCAAATCGAATTGCAATATCTTCTAGACTCAAGACGCAATTTGCAGCATGGGGAGATGCCAATTCCAGATTTATTGACTTAGGAACATCTGGCGGTAATGCAAGTTCTTTGTTCTGGGGTACGGGTAACGCAAGTATCGGAATTACAGCAGGCAATGCTAGTTATTTGGTGTCAAGTGACGCAACGCATCCATCTGGTTTAGGTCATTATGTCCTTGGCAAATACATTGCGGCAGGCATTAACGCTGCTTGGGGCGGCGATTACTGATGCCCCTCCTACTCATTTGGCTGAATGATTTTGAAAGTTAGCAATGCCGATTTACGCAATGCTTTGTGATACCTGCGGGCGCGAGGAAGACATCTACCGCAGCGTGGCCAGGATCGATGAGGATCTGCCCAGCTGCTGCGGGTTGACCATGCACCGCAAACTGTGTGCACCGATGGTGATTGCCGACATTCAGCCTTACCAGTCCATGGGCATCGATGTGGCGACGGGTAAAGCTCCGGTGATCACAAGCCGCAGCCAGCACCGTGATTACTTGAAGCGCAACAACTATGTGGAAGTGGGCAACGAAATGCCTTCTATGACCAAACGCAAAATTGAGGGCGATTTCAACGTGCGCAAGGAACTGGCCGAAGTGACCAAGCAGGTACTTCCTAAATACACCGTTTAAACCAACAAGTTTTTTAACCTGAAAGGGCCTCCAAGTGAGGCCTTTTCGCATTTCTGGAGCCTGATAAATGGATCAAGAGAACGCAGTAATCGAGAGGGACGAGGAACAACTCGACACCTCCAGCGACGACCTGCGCAGTGCCTTAACTTCTGCTTTTGCCGAGGTCAACGAGCGCGCGCGTGACGAGCAAGGACGTTTTTCCACCAAGACGGAAACGCCTGCCCCAGTCGAAAAGACTGCGCCTGCCAAGACCGCGCCCGTTGAGACCACGACAGAGATTGCAGCCGAGCCCGTTGCTAAAGCCACGGAAACTGCGGCGCCAGCTGCTGAAACCCCACAGGTCCAGCCTCAAAACACGATTGCTAAGCCTCCGGACTCCTGGTCGCCAGCTGCCAAAGCAAAGTTCGCCACGCTCGATCCGGACGTGCAGGCCGAGATTGCCAGGCGCGAAGCCGAAGTGCACAAGGGATTCACCAAGCAGGACGAGCACCGCAACCTGGGCAAGACGTTTGAGTCCACCGTGGCTCCTTACCTGCCGATGATCAAGGCTGAAGGCAGCGATCCGGTGAAAGCCGCTGCGGCCCTGCTTCAGAGTGCCTACACACTGCGCGCCGGCACGCCGGACCAGAAGGAACAATTACTTATCGGTCTGATGGGACAGTATCAGATCGATCCAAACCGAGTTTTTCAACGCTTGCAAGGTGGCCAGCAAGCCCAAGCCCAAGTCGATCCGCAAGTTCAAGCACTTACTCAACAGGTGCAACAACTCCAGCAACGACTGATGCAGGGTGACCAGCAGACCGAGCAAGTAGCTCAAGCCCAGATCAACACCACGATCGAAGCCTTCGCCTCAGACCCCAAGAACATTTACTTTGCGAATGTGAAGCCCGAGATGGCTGCACTCATGCGCGAAGGACGTGCCAAGGACCTGCAGGAAGCCTACGACATGGCGTGTTGGGCACGTCCGGACATTCGCCCGCTATTGCTGCAGCAACAAGAACAGCAACGGCAAGCGGAAGCCCGGGCAAGAACCCAGAAAGCCCGCGCAGCTGGCTCAACCGTAACCGGATCACCTTCGGGCTCCGTATCGGCTGCTTCCGCAACTTCCAGCGGGAACCTGGCAGACGACCTCAGGTCGGTTTATCGGGAAGTCATGTCACGCGAGTGATCAAAACACCATCCATTTTTGTAAGGAATTTCTATCATGTCATTGGTAAACCCCAGTGCTGCGATGACCGAAATCGTGACTACCACGCTTCGCAATCGCACAGGCAAACTCGCTGACAACGTCAGCAAAAACAACGCTCTGCTTCGTCGCCTCAAAGCGAAGGGCAAAGTCAAACCCGTTTCCGGCGGTCGCACGATCGTCCAAGAAATGGAATACGCTGAGAACGGCACGTTCAAGCGTTACAGCGGCTACGAAATGCTGAACATCACACCAAGTGATGTCTTCACCGCAGCCGAATTCAACTACGCCCAGGCAGCCGTCGCAATCTCCATTTCCGGTCTGGAGCAAATCCAGAACAGCGGTGAAGAGCGCATCATCGACCTGCTTGAGTCTCGCATCGGCAACGCTGAGCGCACCCTGGTGAACAACATCGCCCTGGACTGCTACTCGGACGGTACAGCTGACGGCGGCCGTCAAATCGGTGGTTTGCAGTTGCTGGTTTCCAGCGCTCCTACTTCCGGCGTGATCGGTGGTATCGACCGTTCTGCTTGGACCTTCTGGCGCAACCAGGTGTTTTCCGGCTTGAACAACGGCGGCGCTGCTGTAAGCTCGGCAAACATCCAGTCCTACATGAACCGCCTGTGGGTTCAACAAGTTCGCGGTGCAGACCGTCCCGACTTGATCGTGGCTGACAACAACTTCTATCGCTACTACCTGGAAAGCCTGCAAGCCATCCAGCGTATTGCTTCGGAAGACAAGGCCATGGTCGGATTCGACGCCCTGAAGTACATGTCTGCTGACGTGGTTCTGGACGGAGGATACGGCGGTGGATCTCCCACCAACACGATGTATTTCCTGAATACGGACTTCATCTATTTCCGCCCGGCTGCTGCGCGCAACTTCGTCCCAATCGGCGATGACCGCTTTGCCGTCAATCAGGACGCGATGGTGAAATTAGTTGGCTTCGCGGGCAATCTCACATTGTCCAATGCGTTCCTCCAAGGCGCACTTACTGCTTAAGGAGCAATCAAAATGGCATTTGCAATTCAAGACGGTGTCCTTGGCACCATCGACCTGTACACGGTCGACAACGTGGGCTCCGGCCCTTATTCGCTGGTTGGCTCCAATGCGGGCAAGATGGGTCGTTATGGCTTCCCGTCGGTGTTCGTTGATGCAGTGGATCCAGTGTTCGGCGGCGGCGTTTTCACCTTTGCACAAGTGGCTCCTTTTGCGGCTCAAACCGTAACTGGCGTGACTGTGTCGGCTGGTATCGCTACCGTAACCACCGGTTCTGCTCACGGCCTGTCGATCGGCGCTGTGGTGGACATGCAAGGCTTCACACCCTTGGGCTACAACGGTATCTGGACAGTTGCTTCCGTACCTTCCACAACGACCTTCACTGTGTCGCTGCTGAAGTACGTGGATCAACGCTGGAATCCGAACAACCCCATCGTTGCGAACAACCTGTTGTCCAACGCGAACGTGCCCACAACTTCTTCCACCGTACAAGGTACTTATGTGCCTGGTATCGGCGCAGGTCAAGTGGTGCAGTTCACGCACGCCAAAGACTCGCTGGGCAACATGATCCTTCAGGCTCAGCCTTGGACCGGTACTGCAAACAGTGGCTTGTCTTTGGGTGTGGCTTTGTCCAACCCTCTGGCTGAAACCACAACCTCCAACCCTGCCAACCCGTTTGGCGGTCAGTACGCTTGGTTCCAAGTGGGTGGCGCAATGGTGACCTACACCGCTGGCGCTCCTGCAATTGGCAACCAGACTTACTGGAACGGCGGCGGCGGCTCTTCGCTGGGTGGTTTTGTGACTCCTACGGCATTGGCTTCCAAGCAGTGCCAGGGCACACAGTACGCCTCGGCTGCCGGCGCTTCGTTCGGCTCCGGCACCACTGGCCTGATCACACTGCCAAGCAACATGGCAATGATCTGGGGAACATTTCCTCTGGCGCAAGGGGCAATCACATAGTGTAATTACACAATTGCACAAGTGGAACAAATCATGTATCCTTCTGGAAACAGGAGGATTTCATGGGAAGACCATTTGTGCATATTGCGGCTATCGGTAACAAATACAACCGGTGGACAGTTACGGACGACAGCACCAATTGGTGGCGAGTTCGATGCGAGTGCGGCGCAGAAACATCTGTGCGACGAGATCACGTTCTTTCGGGAAGATCAAAATCGTGCATGGCTTGTGCGCAGCGCAAACATGGAATGGAATCGACCAAGATTTACAACGTTTGGGCGGGAATGAAGCAGCGATGCCAAAACCCCAACTACCACGGCTTTGATGCATATGGTGGTCGGGGAATTAAGGTTTGCGAGGCATGGCAAGATTTTCAAAATTTCTATCGAGACATGGGCGATCCGCCAAGCGCGAATTCGAGCATTGACCGTATAGATAACAACGGGAATTACGAGCCAAGCAATTGCAGATGGGCAACGCCAAAACAACAGCAAGGAAATCGCAAAATAACCCAGATGCTTGAGTACAACGGAGAGAGCCACCCGCTCACGATGTTTGCTGAAGCCTTTGGAATTGAGCGGCATACCTTGCAATTACGCATCAAACGCGGATGGTCTGTTGAAGATGCACTGCACAAACCAGTGCGTCAAACCGCGACACGTAAACCGTCGAAATAAGTTTTTAAGCAGAAGCCTTAAGGGTCACCCTAACCGGTGGCCCTTTTTTTTGGAGCTTTTATGGATACCGCAACCCTCACTGCTTTGCTGGTGGCAATTGCTACCGCAAACCGTCATCCCGATCCCGCTGGATGGGCCAAAGAAGCCGCAAGCGTCTTTGAAGCACAAACAGCACCCACCGCAGCGCCTGCCCAAGCAACGCCTGCACAACCTTAAGGAAAAGTAATGGAACTAGCGCAAGCCACAGTGCATAAAAGCGGTAACACGCTCCATGTGTCACACGGCGATGATCGAGGCCTCTTTGTCACCTTCTACAACGAAGCGATCGAAGTGCCGTTTGAATCAGAGCGTGCAGGACACCCGGTTTACAAGGACGTGCCTTATGTGCACATCATGTTTCCCGGCAACTCTACGACTCAGGTTCGCCGCCCGGTCAAATTGAAAGGGGACGAAAACACCCCGAGCGATCCACAGCGCTGGCCGCAGCAATGGGCTGCATTCCAATCGCAATCCGAACAGGTGCACTCCGGGATCCCGATCACCGAGTGGCCACCCATCACCAAGTCCCAAGCCCTCGCGCTGAAGGCCATGAACATCCACACCGTGGAAGCATTGGCTGATGTGCCGGACACGGCGTTGACCTGGCTGGGAGCCCGCGAAATGCAACAGAAAGCACTTACCTGGTTAAAAAACGCCGGGGATGGTGCCGAAGTCCTGCGTCTGCAAAAAGAAAACGACAACCTGCGCGCTGACGTTGATGCGCTCAAAGCCCAGTTTGCCGAGCTCGCAGCCGCACAAAAAACCCCTAAGCGCCGCGCTGCGGCAGAGGAATAAATCATGCGTACATCCAAAATTGTCGGGGCTGGTATTGCTCCGATGGCCGCTGCCGTAATCGCAAGCGGATTCGATATTCAAAACAACGTCACCGCAACGGGCACAACCCAGAGCGGCGCGGCAGCTGCTTATGCAGACACCGTGATCGTGACAACCACACCCGCATCGTCGGGCGTTGTCATGTCCGGCCCGGCGTATGCACCTGGTGACGATCAGTTCTTCCAGAACGCTGGTGCCAATGCTTTGCTGATTTATCCCCCAGTGGGCAGCCAGATCAATGCCTTGGGTGTCAATGCAGGCTTTTCCGTGGCTGCAGCAGCTTCCGTTATCGTGAAGTGCGCTGGTGTGATCGGTGGCGTTCAGCAGTTCTACACCAAGTAAAACATGGCAAAGCTGACGCTTTTGCAGATGGTCACGCAGGCTTGTGGCGAGATGGGCATTCCTGCCCCTCAGACTATGAGCAGTGCGGTGGACCTCAGTGCCACGCAATTGCTGGCGCTGGCCAACCGGGAAGGCAGGGAATGTGCACGCTCTGCCAACTCTGCCGGCGGATGGCAGGAGCTGAGAAAAGAGTACACGTTCAACGTGCAGTCGACCGGCATTATTCCGTTGTGCTCCTATACCAAGGGTAGCAACGTCATAACGATTGGCACACCTGCGACTCAGGCTCCGCAAATCGGTTGGGTAATATGCACAAGCGGCGGAAGCAATGCCACCGGCTTTCCCAGTAATACGGTAGTCACCAACGTGTCGGGCAGTTCGATAACGGTCAGCAACACCGCGACTGCAACGAACACATCGACCAGCATGGCTTTTGGTCAGCAGGCCTATTCATTGCCAAGTGATTACGACTTCATGATTTCCGGCACGCAGTGGGACCGTGGTTATCGCTGGCAGGTGTTTGGACCGTTGACCCCGCAAGAATGGCAGGTTCTGAAGTCCGGGCTTTCTCCCACAGGCCCGCGCCGCAGGTTCCGCTTGATGGGGGGAATGTACTACGTCGATCCAGTGCCGTACGACTCGAATTTGCTGGTTTACGAATATTTGTCCAATGCCTTCGTCAACTCGTTAGGCAACACCGCGACGACTGCAAACGTCTTTACCAACGATTCGGACACGTACGTTTTGCCGGACGATCTGATGATCTTGGGACTAAAGTTCCGCTACCGCAAAGCCAAGGGGCTGGAGTATGGCGACGACCAGGACGCCTACATGCGAGCTCTGCAGCGCGAGCTGGGACGCGACACCGGAAGTCGCACGTTGCGCATGGACATTGACACGCCGGATGTGTCGTTTTTGTCTGCCAGCCAGATTCCTGACACAGGTTTTGGGACGACATAACCCATGGCAAAAACTCAGCGCCGCCAGCAAATCGCTGAAGTGGAGAGCATTGCCGCGCCGGTTGGCGGGATCAATGCTGTGGATGCCTATGCATCCATGCCTCCCACCGACGCGCTGGTAATGGACAACATGTTCCCGACGCCCAGCTATGTGGGTGTGCGCCAGGGAATGAGCGCATGGGTTACGGGCTTGTCGGTCAAGACCTTGGCGTGCTACAGCTCGGCGGGTGGATCGCGCAAGCTTTTTGCTACGGCAGCCGGCAACATTTATGACGTGACCAGCTCCGGCGCTTTGGGCGCTGCATCGGTTACGGGCAACACGACCGACTGGTGGCGGTTTGTCAATTTCGGTGCTGGGGGCGGGCAATACCTTTACATGGTGAACGGGCAGGACAGCCCCCAATTGTTCAATGGGACGACTTGGCAGGCCGTGACCGGGGCAAGTTCCCCAATCGCCATTACAGGCGCAACTACCTCGACCTTTACGAACGTCAACAACTTTCAGGGACGGTTGTACTTCGTCATCGCCAACAGCATGAAGGTGGCCTACCTTCCGCTGCTGTCGGTCGGTGGCGCGGTCAATATTCTGGATTTGAGCAGCCAGACCTTGCTCGGCGGTTACCTGGTTGCGATGGCGACCTGGACAATTGAAACCACTTCCGGCATGACGGAGATGGCATGTTTCATCACGTCCGAAGGTGAAGTGCTGGTCTACCAGGGCAACGATCCCACCTACGCATCGAGCTGGTACAAGATGGGAACCTTCCGAATCGGCAGGCCTATCGGGTATCGGTGCACTGTCCGGATCGGCTCGGATGTGGCCGTGATTTGCGCAGATGGATTGGTTCCACTGTCAAAAGCGCTGCTGGCCAATCGTTCTCAAAATGCAATTGCGATCAGCTACAAAATTCAAAACCTGATCAACACGGACGTTCAGACCTACG